AGACTCAAAAAATATAAGGTACAAGCGTACAAGTTACTGCAAAGGCATTTGCTGATTTAGCGAAATCTCCTTTGGAATCTTCTTTAAAGCTTGATGAGCAATACAACTTCCTTACTGTGTCGATTTACAAACAGATCAAGGCATTGCAAGATCAAGGAAATACAATTGAGGCTGCGAAGGTTGCTCAAAATGCTTATGCTGATGCGCTAGCAGAAAGAACGGCAGGAATTGAACAAAATCTAGGCTCGATTGAGCGCGGATGGATGAATGTTACTAAATTTGCGAAGGGCGCATGGGATGCCATGCTTGGCGTTGGTCGAGATACGACAGAATCAGAGCGCATTGAACAGTTGCAGCGTAACATTGCAAACCGTGCTGATTTTATTTCACGCGAAAGACCGCAAAGCTTACTAATTCCAAAGGCTCAAGCTGATAACGCAAAGGATCAAGCTGAACTTAATTTACTGCTGAAAAAGACTGAGCAGCAAAAAATTCAAGGCGAATTGAAAGCAAAAGAGATTGCATTGAAAAATGCAGGGATTGAATTTGATCGTCAAGGTGAAAAATTCTTAACGTCAGCATTAAAACTTGAGAATGATATTGCAAAGGCTAGAAAGCTTGGTGCTGATGCTGGATTGAGTACGGAATCAATTGAAAAAAGAGTTGCGGTGATTCGTAAAGATTATGCAGAGAAAAATAAAAAAACACGACAAGAAAAATCGTTAGCGGATCAAGTTGCATTCGCAGAATTAAAGAAAATCCGCGATGCTGAAAAAGAAATGGAAAAGCAATTTGCAGCGGATACTAAGCAATTCTCAAAAGATCAAATTAAGAGAACAAAGGAAGTAACTGATTCTTTAATCAATCAAATATCACGCCAAGATAAAGCCTATTTTGGAATCGTTGAGCAGCAAGATGCATACCGTCAATCATTACAAGAAAATGCTGATTTAATGCAGCTAGAAGCTAGCTTGATGGGGCAGTCTGCGACTGATCGCAATACCGCAATCGAACAGTACAAAATAGAGATTGCACTTAAAAAAGAACTGCTGAAAATTGAAGAAGATATTAACCTGACTCGAGCGCAAAAGGATGAGCGTAGCGACGTTGCGCGTGAAAATGCGAGTATTGCCAAGTCTCAAGCGGCTATTAAAGTTCAGCAACAAGAGTGGTCGAAATTCTACGCTGATATTTACAACGGGCTGACAGATTCGCTGTATCGCGGATTTGAGGCTGGTAAAGGTTTCTTCCAGTCATTCTGGGATGGCATCAAGAATCTATTCAAAACCACCGTTTTAAAGCTGGCTGTTCAAGGCGTGATGACGGGCGTTTCTGGTACTTTCCAAAGTGCATTATCTAGCTACGCTCAAAACTCAGGCAATAATTCATTTGCATCAATAGGAAAATCAATTTGGGACGGATTTAGCCTAGCCGGCACGGTAGGCGGCGGAATTAGTCAAATGGGTGGCATGTTTGGCTCGAGTACATTGTCAGCGTTCGGCTCTGGCATGAGTGGGGTAGCTGGTGGTACGTTTGCCGGAGCGGGTCCGACGTTAGCGGGGTCGTCAACGGGCTTGGGCGCGCTGGCTGGAACTGGCGGGACTACGGGTGTATTGTCCACTGGAGCAGGCGCTGGCACTGCTGCGGCGGGTGCTGGCTCAAGTGCTGCGGCTGCCTTGCCAATTGTCGGCTGGGTGATTGCAGGCATGATGGCGAATAACTCTCTCTACGATAAAGGGTGGGGCGGCAAGTCTAGTAACGAAACAAAACAACTTGGTATTGCATCGGGCATGGTCGGCGGGGCGTTGAAAGAAACTATTCAAAAATGGTTTGGACTCAGCGATAAATCAGCGTCAATGTGGTCAGGTAGCGCCGTTGTTAATCGCTTATTCGGTTATAAAGCCGCTGAAATTCAACAGTCTGAATTATCTGGCTCGTTCGGCGCTGGCGGTTATTCTGGCTCAACACGCGATGTTTATAAACAGAAGGGCGGGGTGTTCCGAGGGGACAAGTGGAGCGAGACAATTAATAAGCAAGATGCATCGGCAATGACGGAGGCATTTACTTCCATAAAAGAAGCTGCAAAAGGATACGCAAATATTTTAGGGTTATCTACCGATGCGCTAAATACCTTCACAAAGGATTTTAAAGTCAATCTATCGATCACTGGCGATGCGGCGAAAGACGCTGAAGCAAATCAGAAAATATTGACGGATATTTTAACTGGCGTGACGAATGATTTATCTAATTTGCTTGCCCCTGCATTATCTGGGTTTGCGAAGGAAGGCGAATCGGCATCTGCTACTTTGCAAAGATTGGCGACTGGATTATCTGACGTTAATTTCATTATGCGCTCGGTTGGCTTTGATGAATTTGCAAAGAGCTTAGAAGGATCGAATGCAGCGACACGATTATCAGAATTAACAGGAGGCATTGAAAAGCTGGCTAGTGGTGCGCAATACTTCTTTGAAAATTTCCTGACTGACGCAGAGAAAATCAAGCCTAGCTCTGATTTAGTGACTGACACGATGAAACGTCTTGGGCAGTCATCGGTTGACACGATTGCGGAATTTAAAACTCTTATACAAGGTTTGGATTTAGCAAGCGAGTCAGGTGCAAAGATGTACGCGGAACTTATTGCGATTGCTCCACAATTTAAGGCTGTAGCTGATTACACTAGCGAATTAACAGGCGCATTAACTGAGTTTGAATCGGCTGCAAAGGCGGCTGCTGATGCGGCGAAATTGGAATCTGATATTTTATCGCAAAGAGTCTCATTACAGAATGAGTATAACCAGCTCACGATGACTAGCACTGAACTTCTTGCTTTACAGCGCAATGAAATTTATGAATCCAATCGTGCTCTGTTTGACTCTATATCTGCGGTGAAGCAAAAACGAGAAGCTGAAATTTCTGCCGCTGAAGCAAATAAGGCATTAACTCAGACTATGATAAAAAATGCAGAATTAGCGCAGCAAATTTTAATTAACGCAGTTGATGCGGAGCGTAAGGTATCACAGTCGGTATTAGAATCTACATTGGCGATTTTAGACTCGCGAAAATCAGCTAGTGCAACAGTTTTCGAGACTCAGAAAGCGATTCTAGGTGCATCATTATCAGCGGCAAAATCTTTAGCTTCAACACTCTATTCTGAAGCAAATAGAATAGATGGCATTGCAAAATCTATGGTGTTAGCTGACAACCCAAATAATATAGGCGGTTCGGTATTTGCGGCGCAAGCAAAACTTAGGTCTGGCGATACATCGGCAGAAACCATAAAACTGGCGACAAGCTCTACTCAAGATATGTTTGCGAGCTGGGCAGATTATGCGCAGAATTTCTTCGAAACAAAATCACTTCTGCAATCATCGGCAGCAAAAGCGTATTCTGTCGCGGGCGAAGCAATGTCTCAAGCTGATGCTATAAGTGCTCAACTAGTGGCAGCAGAGGAATCTTATAAATCAGATTTAACTCATTACGCAGAACAGGAAAAAATAGCGCGCGAAACTATGTCGCAACAAACCGCTTACTTTGATAAAATAGTAAGCATAGCTACTCTAGCATTGCAAGAGGCGCAAGGAACAAAGATAGCAGTTTTAAGCTTGCCTGCTGCAATTCTGAATGCAAATGCGAACATACAGGCGCTAGCATCTAGAACTGAGCGCCCAGCGCAATTGATACCTTCAGAACCGCCAGCAAATGATTTACTTCTTACGGAAATTCGTGATTTGCTTGTGGAACAAGGAAGGTCAAGCGAGAGACTTACAACCATTATGAACGATGCAACTAATGGCGGGACAATAATTAGAACAGTGAGCGCATAAAATGGCTGAAATGTTAGCACCGAAAACACTATCAATTACGTTACCAACTAACTCTAATGCGGCTGAGCCTAAAGTTGGTGTAGAAGCTGTTTGGAATATCGCGACCGCTTACGCCGCAGGAGCGCGGAACGTTATTTCAACAGTCACGCATCGTCGATACAGAGCTTTACAAGCGAGTACAGGCAAAGACCCAACAGACTTGGCAAACGTTGATTTTTGGGCTGATGATGGAGCCACAAATGCTTATGCAATGTTTGACCATAATACAAGCCAAGCTACAACTGTAACAAGCCCATTAAATATAACATTGACACCCGGGTTTTTTAGCGGATTTTGTTTATTTGGGTTAGACGCTGACCAGATGACTGTTACTGTTAAAGACGCGCCGGGCGGAAATGTTTTATTTACTGAAGTGGTATCACTAGAAGGGTCTGCTACATCGAGCAGATGGGATTGGTATTTTTCACCATTCCAGCCCGTAACCGATTACATAAAGAGCGGACTGCAACCTTATTCAACGATGGAATTAACCATATCAATAACTGGGAGTGGTACGGTTTCTGTTGGAGTTTTAGGCGTTGGGGACGTTTTAACAATTGGCGGGTCTCCGTTGGTAGGGGCTGAAGCCACGCCGAAAAGTAAAACATATATCAAAACAAATATCGACGGATCGCAAACGCTTGTGCTGTTGAGTTCTGGGGTTGATATGAATATTTCGTGTGTTGTGAAAAAAGAGGATTTTAATAGAGTTCACGCGCTACTTTTAGACAATATGGCAAAGCCTGCAATGTGGATAGGAACTCAATTATCAGAATTTAACTGCTTACGCACATGGGGAGTTGGCGAAGTGACAGAAAATATAGTTTCAAATAATCATGGTGTATTTAAAATCAACGTTAAGGGTATATTGAAATGACCACAATAACAACGCCACCGACCGCGCCCAGTCGATCCGACCGTTCTACGCATGATGCACGAACCGACGCATGGATTTTATGGGAAGAGACGCAGCTAGTTCCGCAGATTAATTTGATTGTCGGAGAATTAAGCGGAATTTCAGAGGTATCTACCGATGTAATATCTATGTCTGAGTTCAAAGGGTATTGGAGTTCGTTGACGGGCGCTTTGGCGATCCCAGCAAGTGTTTCGCACCTTGGGCAGTTTTGGGCTTTACTTGAGAGCGTGGCTGATGTGACTTTGGAAGTGCCGAGTGTGAGCAGTAAATGGCAAAAGATAAAAACTAAATCCGAACTGCTACGTTCGACACGCACGTCAAACACTATGGCGGCGGCATCCGATACGGGCGTTCTGTTGGATTGCTCAGGCACATTTACGCAGACATTCGACACGGGCGCAAACCTAGGTAATGGCTGGTTCGCATTCGTAAAAAACAGCGGTACGGGCGTAATCACATTACAGGCCGTTGCAGATACTGAGCGCGTAACAAACGGCAGTTTTACAGGGAACGCAACGGGCTGGACGCTTGGTACATCTTGGTCTTACGCATCAAATCAAGTCACTCGCTCGTCCAATGCTGCATCGTCTAGTTTAGAGCAAGCTTTAACAGGATTAACAGTAGGGCGTGTGTGCTATTTGACGTGCACGACAGCTACGCTTACTGGCACTGGCGACAAGTCAATTTCTGTGGTGGGTGCAGGAACTACTATCTTAGCCGAAGAATCTGGCACGACAGGCATATACGCAAGCGGGCAAACGTTTTCGTTTATCGCCGACGCTACGACGATGACATTAAAATTTACATCAGCTGCAACAGGCGGTACGGTTGCAACAATTGACGGGGTGTCAGTTACGTGCGCTGCGTCGGGCGCTCGCAGCATTGATAACATGGGGTCGCTGATGCTGTACCCGAATGCATCTGGTATCGTTCAAAACGACGGAACAAATCTTAATTTTATCCCATTGTCTGGCGGCAATATCACGCTCACTAGCAGTCAATATTTTACAGCGCCGTGGGATAGCGTCTACTCTGTAGATGCGTTCGGCGGAGGTGGTGGTGGTGGTTCTGGCTGTAGGGGGGCAGCAGGGCAAGACCGATCCGGTGGTGGTAGCGGGGCTGGTGGTGCGCATAATCGTCAAGCTGTAAAATTATTCAAAGGGGAAAAAGTTTATTGCACTGTCGGCGCTGGTGGAACTGGTGCGGCTGGGGTGGCAACTAATAATACTGCGGGGGTGGCTGGCAATGTTGGCGGTAACAGTTCTTTTGGCGCTTATGTAACGGCTTTCGGCGGCGGTGGCGGCGCTGGGACAAATGCGCCAAATGGTAGTACGACTTTTTACGGGGCTAGCGGCGGTGGTAGTGACTCGGCGGGGAGTAATGGGAGTAGCTCCACCCCAACCGCAGGTCTTCCTACGCCTCAATTATCGTACCCATCTTTATCATCGGGCGCGGGGTTTGTGGGGATAGGGACAGGTGGCGCGAGATCATCTGCGTTTTCTATCGGATTTTACGCAGAGTGGGGCGGGTCAGCTGGTGCGTCGTCAATTTACAATGGCGGAGCTGGCAGCAATGGGGCAGGAAGTATTTTTGGTGGGGCTTCTGGCGGGTCAGGTGGAGGCTTAAATACTTCGAATACCGAAACAGTCGGTGGTTACGGTGGAGAGCGTGGCAGCACAATAGCCCTTACATACGGTGCCGGTGTTGTTACTGGCGGCGCGGGTCGTGCAGGGCGCAACGGGGACTCAAACACCTACGGCGGCGACGGTGGCGGCGGCGGCGGCAGTCACGCTACAGGGGCTGGCGGTGCGGGCGGTGCGGGCGGTTTTCCATCGGCGGGCGGCGGTGGTGGTGGTGCGTCTTTAGATAATTTCCTTTCTGGTGCTGGCGGTGTAGGTGGAGCTGGCAAAATAGTTATTTCTTACGGAGCTTAAAATGCGATATGTTACGATTTTAAATGGTGTGGTTGATAATGTGATTATCGCTGATGAGATGCCGCCTCGGGGCGTGCAGTCTGATACGGCGAACGTTGGCGACTTATACGACGGGGAGAGTTTTACTACTCCTACTCCTGATGTTGAGCCTTTAGACTCGATCCGCGCTCGCATATGGGAGGATATAAAAAAGTATCGAGATAATCTAGTGGAAAATGGTGGGTTTAAAGTAGGCGCTCATTGGTATCACTCTAATTTACTTAGCCGAACACAATACATTTCACTGGTGATGATGGGCGCAGGAATACCAGCTAATACCGTATGGAAAACGCTAGATAATGGTTACATCACGATGACACAGACTTTAGCAGGGCAAATCTTCGCTGCGGGCGCTGCGCAAGATGCTGTTTTATTTGCAAAAGCTGCTGAACACAAGTCAGCGATAGACGCATCAAGCACACCAGATTCATACGATTGGCAAACTGGATGGCCTGAAACATACGAAGGGGAATAGTATGCAAATAGCGTTTTACAAAGGGACTAAGCCTGGTCTCGCTGGAATTTACAACCGAGGCGTGAGATTTATAACGAAGGGCAAATACTCACACTGTGAACTTATTTTTAGTGACGGCATGAGCGCTTCTGCATCGTTTGTCGATGGCGGGGTTAGATTTAAACAGATTGATTACGACGATGCGCGTTGGGATATTGTCGATATTGGCGATAAATTCGAGTCGCAAGCGCGTGAATGGTTTCAGCGTCACGAGGGGCAAGGTTACGACTTACTTGGCAATCTGCATTTTATCTTTGGCTTTGTTGGAGATAACCGTCACAAATGGAGTTGCGCGGAAGCGGTGGCGGAAGCAATAGGCGTTCCTGACAGTTGGAGAATAAATCCAAACTCACTTTATCCTATCGTTACGAAGTATTTTCGACTACAATAAATCACCACAACTTAGAAAGGGTTTATCATGACACAAGTAACTCAAAAAGGCGGCAAACGTCCTGATTCGCAGGAAAAGAAAAAACCATCGCCAAGCAAGAAAAAATGAACTCGATATGGTTTCGACTAGGAATGGTTCTTGCATTGTTCCTAGTCAATTACCTTTACACTATTACAGCAGGTGGGCTTAACGAATATCCGCTGCAATACTTTCTAGCAGGTTTCGCGGGTGTTGCAACCGTGTGGCTAGTCGGAATGATGGGGGCATCGCCATTAGTGCGCGATGTTCAAATTATTCAAACTGTGTTTATACTTTTGCACTGTTACGGGTTTATAATTTACATGTTAAGGTTTGATCCTGACACGTATTTTGACATGCAAATAGCATTGGAAGGCTTCCAAATTTTATGGATATTGTTCGCTAGACATGACGTTAGAAGACATCGCCTTTATAATAATGGGAACGATAAGCTTTTGCACGTTAATTCTAATATGCATATGTCATTTTATAAGGAAACACACCGATGAACTTCAACGAAAGTATAGTGAGCAAAGTAGCCGATTCAGTGATCAATAACCCAAAGGTTTCTATTTCGATTCCAGCAGCTACAGCAGCAGCTGGAAAGATGTCTGAGATTGCACAGGTACAGTCTTGGCTTACTGTAATTTCGATGGGTGTTGGTATTGTGGTGTCTCTGATTATCGCGGTGCATTGGATTGTTAAGACGGGCAATGCATTGCTTGAGCGAAAAGAGATTCAAGAACGATTAAATCATCTGATTAAAAACAACGAATGAAAAAGCCAAGACTAATCCATAATTGGAAAAAGACAGCCAAATACGCATGGTCGCTTCGTTTAATGGCACTCAGTGGAATTTGTTCTGTCGGCGAGATACTTGTTTCCTATTATCCTGATGCGCTGCCTCGTGGCGCTATGGCTGGGCTTTCTGGCTCGTTTGCGCTTGGCGGGATTATCGCTAAGTTCTTCAGCCAAAGGAACATGAGCGATGACGAATAAGAAAAAAGCAGGTTGGGCGGCAATCGCCTTGACTGTTGTTGCAGGCTTCGAGGGATTACGCCAATACGCCTATCTCGATCCAGTTGGCATTCCCACTATATGTTTTGGCGAGACTAAAGGCGTAAAGATGGGCGACAAGGCGACTTTGGAACAATGCAAAGGTATGCTGCTAGGTTCGCTTTATGAAGCGCATGATAGCGTTTCGCGTTGCGTTAAAGTGCCAATGACAGATAGCAGAGAAGCGGCCATGGTTTCTTTTACTTACAACGTGGGCGGTCAAGCGTTTTGCAGCTCGACTCTAGTGCGAAAATTAAATGCGGGGGATACTGTAGGGGCATGTAATGAGCTTCTGCGATGGAATAAATCAAAAGGCATTGTGTTTCAAGGCTTAGTGAACCGGCGCGAAGAAGAAAGAAAATTATGCTTGGCGTAAAGGAATTTGCGCTCGGATTGCTTGCTGGATCGTTAATCGCTGGCACTGGTTCGTGGTACGTTCAAGGCTTGCGAATTGACAAGCTAAAATCTGATCATGAAATATTTATTCAGAAAACAAAATCTGTCGGTGAGATTGTACAAGTAAAATCAGATGCTATCACAGTCACCCAAGAAAAAGCGAAAGAGGTTGCCGATGTTGACTACAAAGAGACTATTAAGCGCCTTAACGCTGACAATAAGCGGTTGCGCAACGAACGTTCCCGTACCAGTTACACTCCCGCCGCCCCCGCCAATACCGACCGCCCTGACCTTGCCTGTTTCGACAGAACCGAGCTTGAGCAAGCGTTTAGATTCCTTGATGCTGGAATTTCAGAGCTTACTCAAGAAGGCGATACGAACGCCTTAAG